CGCCAACGCTTGCCAATGAAACTCAGTTGCCTTTGCCATTTCGCCACACCTTAAAAGTGCCATAAATCCTGCAGCCCAGCCACATAGCTGACCGCTTCCACAAACCCACACCGGCTTCGTGCAGCAGATACAGGAACACCGCATCTGCTAGCCGTCTGCCTTCCTGCGTCGTCGCACCCTCGCACAATCGATCATGCCAGTAACTAGCCCACCGGAAACGAAATTCAAGCGGGTGGCCAATTATCGACCACGCCCACCGGGGAATCGTCGCACCATCGTAGCACGCACCAGCAGGTTCCCACCGGCTTAGCCTGATGCCGTCGGGAATCACGCACACCATCTGACACTCGCTCAGAAACTCTAAGCCCCGCGCCGTCACACACAGGGGCATCTGCTCGGGTTGCTCGCACAACATAACCGCACGCCTCCACAGGATCATTCTGTGAATTCTGTTGGTGGTTTGTCAACTGGAATGCTCGCCAATCGCGGCACCGCCACCCACAGCAGGCAGTAGTTCGCCAGATCCAACATGGTATCTTCCAGCGTCTCAGCCACTTCCGGCGCCCTGTCCTGCAGTGCCAGGATTCGCGCAACCTTGTCGCTCATCCGCACCAGCAGTGCCCGGCGTGCATCCATTCCTGGCACAAGAATTGGCTCGCCTAGCCCGCTGCTGCCGTAGTCTGAATTCTTCCGCAGCAATGTGGCAAGATTCTCCACGCCAATCTCAGCCAGCACTCCGGCTGCTCCTTTTGTCGTCAACGCCTCACGAATCCTACCAAACGATTCACTCACTGCCTCACCTCCACAAAACGTGAAAAACCATTCCGCCTACACCAACCAGCGGCCGCCTTCTCCATTGCCTCCTGCAGCGTAGTAACCACGCATGTTCCAGGCTGGCGTTTTGTCCGCACGTCCATCAACTCCGCTGCCTGCTGTGCGTCCTGCTGACTGTCAAACTGCCGTGCATGCTCTGGAGCTTGCGAAAATCCAGTCATGCAGATCGACTTGCCACTGATCCTGCCGTGTTGCTGCTGGTCTGTGAGAAATCGAATCACATAATGCCGCCGCTTGTATTTGTCGAGCCTGTAGATTACGTACACCACCGCACCCTCCTCAAAACAAAACCCGCTGCCGTAACCGCTCTACGGCGATGTCGCAGTATTCCTGATTCACTTCAATTCCGATTGCCTTGCGTCCCATCAGGCGTGCCATCTTTGCAGTCGTGCCGCTGCCGGAAAACGGATCGAGCACCGTATCACCTTCGTTGCTCCAGCTTAGGATGTGGTCGCGGGCAAGTGCTTCGGGGAATGGCGCTGGGTGTGACCCATTGCTAGTGTCTTTGCCGGCATAATAATACCAGACGTTTGAACGATATGTTTCGTGTCCAGTCCGCTGCTGCTTGTGCGCTGCGCTGTATTTGCTGTCACTGGCATGTTGCATAAATCTACCAGGCAAACCACCCGCTGTTTCGGTTTTTCGTTTTAATGCGTTGAATGTTTTCGGAGAGCCTTTTGTTAGCACGAACATATACTCCCATGCCTGCTCGTACCTGTTGTGCGTCAATGGCGGCTTATTGCTCATATAAATCATCGTATCATGCAGCCTAAACCCAATCTCCTTGAATCGCATCGCCTGTCTGAAACTGGTCCCTGTCTCGCTGCCGTCGACCGTCGCATCGGCCACCACCCACACCACCACGCCGCCCGGCTTGATAGCTCGCCACAATTCAGCCGCCAGACCTTCGAAGTCCCACGAGTGCCCGCCGTATGTCCGCAGGTTGTCGTATGGTGGCGATGTGACAACCAGATCGATTGACGCATCGGGAATCACCGCCTGCATCGTGGCGATGTTGTCGCCGTGGTAAATAGTGGCGTTGTCGGTTTCGAAATATGGTTTCACGTCCGCACCTCTCAAAACAAAACCCGCTGCCGTAACCGCTCAACGGCGATGTCGCAGTATTCCGCCGACAACTCACACAATATTGACCGGCATTGCTCCAGCCGCGCCGCTGCTGCTGTTGTGCCACTGCCGCCGAATGGATCAAGCACCACGCCGCCAGGTGGACACACCAACCGCACCAAATAACGCATCAGGGCTTGAGGCTTCACTGTTGGGTGATTGTTGCCGTGTCCTCGGTCGGTTTTGTCGGCCTTGGCTGTGTAGAAAAATCGGGCTTCCGATTTCTCGCCGTCCTCGCTGGGAAACAGCCCTGTAACCTCATCGCTGCCGTCGTGAATCAGGTTGGCAGGCCATCGGCCTGCATTTAATTCCACAATGTCACAATTGCCGTGCAATCCTTTGCCGTAGATGCCATGGCCACTGCCTTGCGGCTTACTTCCCTTTGTTGTTCCACCCTCATCCCCCACCCTGCACCCATCCACATTGATAGCCCCGGTGCCATACTGCAGCACGTTCGCGGCCACGGTGCCGCATAGGGGCTTGCGTGCGACTGTGATTGGCTCAAGGCTCGGTTTCAACGCTGTGCCCCAGCCTTGCCACTGCTTCGCGGCTTCGGTGGCGGGGGCTGTGATGTCATTGCCTCCGCTCATGAAATCAGTATTCACAGCATTTCCTCGTTTCTGATGCCCAACCACCTCCCGCTCTGCAAAGTTTTTGCTTTCCACGCTCCGAATATCCGCCTCCGACTCCACCCACTTCGGAACGTCGACGAATAGGTGCCGGCAGGCTTCAAGGTGCTGCCGCGTCATTATCGCCGGCTGCGTCGGATGCGTTGTGTAATGACTGCCCATTTTGGTTCCTGTGGCTTCGTCAATCTGCCGTGACGTAACGCCAGTTGACCGCACCCACGCCGTGAAGCGGTATCGCCTAGCCTGCTGTTCTTCGGAGGCGTCCATCTTGTCAATCGCCTTGCTCACGTCCAGCGACTTCGGAAACCCGCTGCCGTACACCCATGCAATCATATCCCTGATTTCAAACCCTGCGTCTTCAATCCTCACAGCCATCCTGTGTTGCGTCCGTGTGCCAGCAAAGGCCAGCAGATGCCCGCCAGGCTTCAGCACCCGCAGACACTCCTGCCACACCTCCACGCCCGGCACGTCGTAGTCCCAGCGCTTGCCCATGAATGCCAGCCCGTATGGCGGGTCACTCACCACCGCGTCTACGCTGTCATCGGGTAACGTCTGCAGAATCTCCCGGCAGTCGCCGTTGTAGATTGTCGTCTGCTCGTCCTCGTAGTACGGCTTCACGTCTCATCCTCCATCGCCACGACAAGCCCGCGCTGAATCCAGTAATGGCAACCGACGGCCATCCACAACGCCCGTGCACGTTCTGGCGTGGCGTCCTGCGTGGCGTCCAGTTCATCGAGCACACGCAACCTCATGGCGTCCCACACGTCTGCCTCAATGCTGCCATCGGTCAGCCCTGACAGGTCGTTCAACTCCTGAATCCATTGGTCGATTGTGCCGGTGGCCTGTGAATGGAAATTTCGACACTGCCGGTCAAGTTGCTGCTGCCGTTGCTGTGCCCGTTCTTGTGCACGCTGGAGAAATTCGCGGTCTTCGTCGCTGAGTCCCATATCAAAACGCCTCCCCGGCCTCAATGGCCGCTTGTGTCTTCTGGTCTCTGCTGTCATCCACAAAACGGAATCGGGCACCTTCCAGCCGCATTGTCGTCTGCCCACATTGCCCGCTGCGGTGTTTTGCCAGGTGCACTATCGTCTCAGTCGGCTTGTCTGCATCACTACTCAGCAGGATAACGAGGTCTGCATCCTGCTCAATGCTGCCGGATTCTCTCAGGTCACTCAACGTGGGTTGTGTCTTGCCTTCAGTTTTGCGCCCCAACTGGCTGCCGACAATTACCGGCACTTGCAGGTCTAGCGCTAGTCGCTTCATCGCCCGGGATGCCGTGGCAACCTGCTGCTCCCTGTTCTGGCCTTTCTGCACCGGCACTTCAACCAACTGCAGATAGTCCACCACAACCGCCCGGATGCCGTGGCGCTGCTTCTCCAGTTTCGCCAATGCTGTGATCGTGGTCAGGTTGCTCGTGCTGTCCACGAACAGAAGGCCGGTCTTCTCCAGTTGCTGCCGCTCGCGCTCCCGGTGCCCGCTGCGTCGCAGAAACCGCTGAGCCAATTCAGCCGCCAACATCTCCAGCGTTACCAGCAGCACCGGGGCCTGTGGCGTGCTCATCGCTGCTGCCATCTGTGCCATCATGACTGACTTTCCGGCACCCGGCCTGCCGCCCACAACACATAACTGCCCGTCTCTGATGCCGCCGTTGAGCTGCTCATCCAACCACTGCAGCCCGGTCTTGTGTGCCTTTGCCGGATTGTTCTCCCGGTGCTCTGCCTGCTCAATGGCCTCGGCAACTGTCGTCACCTCGTCCACCCGCTGTGCCCGCAGGTGATCCAATGCGGTGATGTACTCATCAACGTCGGGGCTCGTGTCGTCTCTGAGCTTCTCTGCCAGCACCTTGATTTCGTGGCCGTTGTTGTACGCTCGCAACTGGTCGGCGTAGTGTGCAACGTGTGCCGATTCCCATTGAGACCGCCAGATATCTTCCAGCCAGTCCATCCCGTCACGGTGCACGGGCAGAAAATCCTGTGCAATCAGGGTGATGTCAAACCGCTCGTATTTCGTGGCGTGCCGTCGCAGGATGCCCCACAGTGTCCGCTGCATTGATAGCCGGAATGGTTCAGCCCCTGCCCGTGCCTCAATCTCTGCAACGAATCTGGCACCGTCCGATGCAGCACTGAGCAGGCTGCACTCAAGCACGTCTCTCGCGTCGTGTTTCATTTCGCCGCTCCCTTCAGTGCAAGGAAATCAGCCGCCATTGCCGACCGCTCAAACGTGTTGCCAGCAGACCACCTGCTGAAACCACCACACGCCCGGAATATCTCAAAATCCTCACCCAGCAGTCGCTCGCGCTCTGCTGCGTCTGCCCGGTGTTCAAGGCAGATAGCGTTGACTCTCTGCCATGCGTCTTGACTCTCTGGCTTGCGTTTGGAGCTCGCCCCGCGTGCCGGTTGTAGATTCTTCCAGCCGGATGCAATTGCGAGCTCCACTGCCTCACAGAAACCATCGGCACCCATACGGGCTGCCCGTTGCCAGAATGCCTCAAGCTGAATGTCATTCTGCCTCGGGGAGGATTCCCACCAGCCCTTTTCGTCCAGGTAGTCGCACCATCGTTCTAGCGCTGCCTTGCATTGGTCGTTGTTCATTTTGTCCGGGATGTGGACCTCGCGGAGCGCGGATATATTATCTATTCTCTTCTCTTCTCTTCTCTGGTCACGCTTTTGTAACGCTTGCTGCGTTACGTTTGCGTTACGGTCGCGTGATGCTGCAGCCCGATTTGATCCTTGCGCCCGCTTTTTTGCTGATGTTCCGTTGTGCCGGTCAAAATTGCGGAACTCAATTCCGATTTCCGTTTCTTCCAGCCAGCCCGCCTCAATCATCGCTGCGCAAAACTGCGTTACACCTGCAACACGATCCAGTAACGCTTTCGTAACGCTCGGAGCGTTACACGTCCCGCCTGTTGTCTGCTGGTCTGCCCAAATCCAGACGCGAATCAGCTTGCCAACAACTGCGTCTGGGTCGATGCCCAGCCGGTCTGCAATCTGCCAAACCTCGGGCTTGTCCGGGGTCACGTGCTGCACTTTGATCCAGTCGCCCGCCATGTCGTTCGTCCTCCCTTGCCATCCCGCGCACCTTTCAGGCAATAAAAAACCCGCAGCGGGGCAGGTAGCAGCCACCCCGCGCGGGTCAAGATCCGGTTCCCCGGATGGAGTCAATTTGCGGCGGTGATCTGCTACC